AATCTGAACACCGTAAGAGTCATAAACAATACCGAACCAGTTAGTATTATCTACTGAAACTTCTAATGTAAGAGCCGCAGCAGTCCAAGCAGCAGGAGAGATAAACCCAAGTAAATCAGTATTTAAAGTATCTAAAGAGCCTGAAACACTAGCACCAGATGCTATGGTCAATGTACCTGCAGTAGAATTAGATACATTTACAATAGGTAATGGATTAGAAGTACTAACTACATCGCCTACCGAGCCATCAGCTCCAGTAGCTAATTTCATAACCTGTAAATTACTGTCTGAGATAGTATCTACTGCTATCTTCTTGACAGTTCCGCTAGCATCTTTAATCTCAATGTATTCTAAAGCCATATCTATTTCCTAAATATCAAAAACTTGCATTAACTTACAGGAGATACTGAAGATACCATTTTTATTTAGAGTATTCCTAGTATAGCCTTCGTTGGTCATTCTGAACTTTAATTCTACTGACTCATTTGTAGGAGTCCAAGTTAGAATTCCCCATGAACCAACACTATCTAGTACTGACTCTACAGTATCTCTTTCAGCTAATGTTAAAGCGCCCCATTCAATAGTCCATGAAGCTACTTTAACATTAATACCATTAGGTGCTATCTGTTGATAACCATCTCCAAACTGGGAGGAGATGGCTCTGAAACTAACAGACTTATCACTTGAGAGTGCTATTTTATTAGGTAAAGGCAAAGCTGTTGTAGTCATGTCTTATCCAAATTTAGTAGTTCTGTTAAGTGAGTTGCCTGGTCTAGCTGCTAATCCGATTTCTTGTTTAGCTATAGTTCTCATCATAGCTTCTGCAATTTTCTGTCCTGTATCTGCGGGCTTTTCGTCCTTAGAACTTTGAACAGTAACTGCTATATTATACACATTACTGCCCGATTGTCCAGTACTATCAGCAATTACACCGAGTTTACCTTTAGAATTTCTGGTCAAAGGTAAAATAGCTTCTGGCCCTGCTTCACCCATCAAACCAGTACCTTTAGCAAACGGGAAAATAGTAGGTTTAGATACTATTGAACCTGAGTAAGCTGAGATACCTGGGCCTGAAAACACACCACCATTAGCATTAGGCCATATTTTAGTAGCTAGCCATTTCTTGAGCAATTAACTTCTGAATCTCACCAATCATAGAAGTAATTAAACTAGAGAAAGCTTGTTTAGCTGTCATAGTACCGTTGGCAAAACCTGTGAAAGCATTAGTAAAAGAGTTATTAAAAGCATCCTCAAGTTTATTAGCCATAGCACTACCTTGAGTTTTTAAGTCTTCAAGATAGTTCTTAGATTTCTCTACTTCACGTTTAACTTTATCCGAGAGTTGAACACCAGTACCTTGTGATGTTAAAGCTTCTTGTTGTTTAGCCTGCAACTCCTCTAAATCCTTTTCTAATCTAGTTTTGGCATCATCAGATAGACTCCAAGCAGATAATTGAGATAAAGCGCCAGATTGAAATTGGTTATTTATTCTTTGTAATTTAGCTTCGTACTCAGTTATTAACTCATTACGTCTGGTTTCTATATCATTTAACTGTTCCTGTACAACAGCATTATCTTTAAGAGCATATAATTGTTTTAACCTACTAGCAGCTAATTCATCACCTTTATCAGCAGCAATAGATAATTGTAAAATATAAGCCCCGTTAGTAGCTAAGAATTTCTGTTCAGCAGCATCAGCAGCTTCTACTGTGCTAATGGTAGTTCCAAAAGTCTTAGCATACTCAGCATTTATATTAGCTAGAATATTTGCATACTCTCTTTCAGCTGTAGTTTTTTCTTGTAAAGTCTTAGTAGCAAGTTTATTAGCATCAGTTTCAGCTTTAATTAACTCACCATTTAGCTTTTGAATCTTAACTTTATCTTTCTGAGCATAAGCTAATTGTAACTCTTGGTTCAGCATCTCTTTCTGAACAGCTAAATCAGTTTCCTGTAACTGCATCTTTTGAGAGAAGTAAGTCTCAATAGACATAGCATTTTGCTGATATAGAATATCTATACTACCTAGAGCTTCTGTAAGGTCAGCTTGTATTTGTTTAGAAGCATTTTTAATTTCTTCTAAAGCCGCTTTATATCTTTCATTAGCAGCTTGTTTTAAATTAGCATCAGTAGGTTTGGGAGGTTTAGTGGTATTACCAGTATCATCGCCAACTAGATTAGGGTCAGCAAATATAATAGGTTTCTCTTTCTGTATCTTAGCATTAGCCTCCGCTTGTGCTACTTTAGCTTTCTGAAGAACTACATCAAAAGTAATAGCTAAATCTTCTGCAATTGGTTTAATAACATTAGTATTTATCCAACTAGCAAAGTCAAGAAAATAACCCTGCATTTCAGATAAAGATTCTCTTGTAGAGTACGGTAGTATTTTTCTAATATACTCTCCAATACTATCCCATGCTTTAGAAGCTAATGTTTTTATTTTCTCCCAGTCTCTAGCACTTCTAGCTAACTCCTCATCCCACCATTCACTAAACATAGTGGTCAGGCCTTCAAATAAAGAACTAAAACTTATTTGTATTCCTTGATAATCTATAGAAAAACTTTTTGATTTTTCAGTAAGTCTTTCTAACTCCATGCCAGCTTCTTGCGCTCCTTCTTTTTGAGCAGCATAGGTAGCCATTAACTGTGCTATTTGTTCTTTAGAAGCCGCTGTAAATTTTTCATACTTAACTTGGGCAGAAGTAGTAGCCTCCATCAATCCACCAAGTGTAGCAGTAGCTCCTGCAATTGCTAAAGTTAAAGGATTAAATACTCTTCCAATAACAAGACCAATTTTAGTAATACCTTCAACACTAGCAACAAACTTAGCTATAGAAGCTACAAGATTAATACCTATAACTGTTGTTATAGCTGTGACTACTTGTAAAACACCTTCCAGATTCTGTCTTACAGAAGTTAATAAGTCAGCTGCAAGTTTAACAGCTTTATTCATAGTTTCTGATGTAATATCAAACATATCAGATGCTATATAGAACAACTCATTTTTAATACGTTGTAAGTTAGATAATAGTTTAGTTCTAGCGTCTATGAAAACGCTATCATCAACACCACCAAATAACTTTTTATAAGTTTCAGCAAATTCAGGGATAAAGTTTTTAGAGGTAACTAAATTCTTTCTCATAGCCTCCATAAAATCTGCTACAGATAATTTAGTTCTAGCTGCTCCTTCTTTTCCTTTATTTATATAGTTTTCCCAAGCTTTAGCGCCAATTTCTACCGCACCAGGAAGTACGTTACCTAACTGCTTCTTAATCTCTTCAGATTGTATTGTAGTTTTAGCATACATCTGTTCTAACGCTAAATAAAGAGATTTTACTTGGTCAGTAGATAAATGCAATACAGTAGATGTTTCTGTAAAGTCTTTAAATACCTGATTTACATCTTCTTGGGCAGCGCCAGCAAGAACAGCAGAAGGTGCAAATCTTCTATAAGCTTCTGCTAAATCACTAAATGACTGACCAGCTGTATTAGCAAGTTCTCTAATAAACTTTATATTGTCTTCTGCTTTTATAGTACCAAACAAAGCACTTAAAGTAGAGGTAGTTTGTTGCATAGCTATACCAGCTTGAGGAATAGCCATTAAACCTTGTTTTGTTAGATTTATTGTAGTATTCAGGACACTATAAATACCTACTACCTCTGCTACATGAGCAAACATACTTTTATGTGCCTTGCCTACTTGCTCTACAGCATCTTTATTCTTTTTTAATACCCCAGTATTAGTTTCTACGGCCGGTGTCACGACAGTATTAAAACTATCAGCCCACTCTTTATTAGCTTTAGCTCTTCTATTTAAGAAAGCTCTAGTTTCTGCTTCTTGTAATGTTTGCGCTCTATTATCAGAAACTGCTTGTTCTGCTTCTCTTTTACCACCAACAGTACCCATAGAAAAAGGTACATAACCCCTATCATCTCTACTAGCTTGTGGTGCGCCAACACCAAAAGCAGCTTCTGCATTAGCTTTTCTAGCAGCTAGAAGTCTTTTATATTCTTTATCATCTGTTATTATTAAAGCATCTACTGTTTGTTTAATTAAAGCATTTTGGACTTCCTGAGACTTCTTGGCAGCAGCTATTTGAATGTCAGTTAAAGCTTTCTCTCTATCTTCTACAAGTTTTACTCGTCTAGCAGAAGTTTCAGCAAGTTTCTTCTCTACTAGATTAAAGTCTGCTACTTCTTGCTTTGCTTTAGCTATACGTTCATCAGTTAATTCATTTAACTTAACAGTAGCATCTTTATAATCAGCATATAGTCTATTGATATAAGTGTTTTTAGTAGCAGCAGTTATATCTTGGTCGATAAACTTCTGCTTTACAGCAGCTAGGTCTTCTTGTAACTTTTCTTCAAGTTTTCTTTGTTTAGAAGCTGACTCTAGTTTAATAGCTGTGATACTATTTTCGCCTTCACGGATTAAAGCTAGTTCTAAGCTAAGTGACTCTTTTAATCTAGTAGTACGTTTAGCTAAGTCTTCTTCAAAACCTTTTTGACGGCTTTTTGCAATTCTGGCAGCTTCAGCATCTATATTCTTAGTAACTTCAATGAAACTACTAGATAACTTAGTAGTCTCGTCTTCTGAGAATTTTGCTTTAGCAGACTTAAAAGCTTTATCTAACTTATCCAGTTCATCGGCAGTTACTTTAATATCATAAGCTATTTTATCTGTTTCAACATTAACAGCTTTAAAGACCTTTTCTATAGATACTCCAGCATCTTTAGCCGAATCTGTAAACAGCTTTAAAGCCGCTTCAGATTGCCCCACATCAGCAACAAGTTTAACTTTCAGTATCTGTTCTGCCATTTTCTTTCTCTTCTAAGATAATGTTAAGGTATCCGCTATGAATATACGGTATTTCAGATAAAGCACTTTCCATAGATACTTTATTCTCTTTAATCAGTTCTATAAGAATGGCTGAGTCAAGTGCATAGTATTCAGATAAATAGTTTCTAGCAATCTTGTAAATCTTAAAGATAACTTCTTTAGTGTCCCAGAGATAAAAAACATCTTCTTCATGGATTTCTTCCTCAACTTCTGTAGTATCTTGTGTAAGTCCAGGAAAAGCAGCTAGTAAAGAACTTACCTTTGCATTACTATCTGCTACTTCCTGTTCATATTTTGCTAATTCAACTATCTTTCCTAAGTACTCGCCAGCCTCTATTAGTTTTTTACTTCTGCTTCACTATAATCGCTATTTAGTAAAGCTTTCTGCAAGGCAGTAATTAGAGAAAGTCTGTAAGGAGCAGAACCCAGATACATATCTAGGAGGACGGCTAGACATTCATCTGCTGTCTCCCACAGACTTTCATTCGGTTTAACTGTTCTAGTATCTGCGACAGATAACTCTTTAGAGTTGCCGTTTTCGTCTTCTAAATCCAGTTTAATCTGTTTCAAGAATACAATTTCATTCTTGATAAAGGTATTTAGTTCTTTAGAATCTAAAGTAGTTTCTTTTGAAACAGATTCAAAGATATTCTGTAATTGCTCTAATTTCACTTGAGCAGTTGCTAAGTCATAGCGTTTGAAACCTACTGTGAATGAGTCTTTATTACCCGCAGCATCTTTAGCAGATACTTTAAGTTCAATAGTAGGAGTTTGAAGTTTAATAAATAATTTTACGGCCATTAGATTGTCCTCTAATAATTAAAAAGAGGGAAGATTGGAGATGTTCCAACCTTCCCGAAGGGAGATTACTCGAAAATGATATAGCTTTTGCCTGTATTTCTCATAGATACGTCTTTACCAAAGTAAGTACCAATTTTGGTATCTTTAGTATTGGTAAGTTCTAATCTATCCCATACATAACTGATATATTTACCTGCGGCAGTACCAAATTTAATCTTAACGCCAAAGAACTGTTCAATGTTAGCTTCTGGGTCAAAGTTAGTAGTACCTGCTTTGTCTTCCAGCATGGTAACAGTAACATCAGTAGGAGTTGCACCTTTAGCAAAACCTTCTTCAGCACCTGTTAAATAACGGGTCAAGTCAAAACCAAAGAAGTTAGGAGCTGAACAGTTACCATAAGAGAAAGTTTTAGCAATTGGGCCTACTGTTAAAGTAATAGTACCTGTAGGAGCCGCACTAGCAATAGCAACTTTAGTTTGGTAATGTAATACTGCGCCAGTACCTGTGCCAATGATGGTAGCTAAGAAAGTACCATTATAAGCAGCGTCAGAAGCACCTGCAACTGTGATAAAGCGAATATCACCAGCAACAGAACCTGTTAATGCTGGAGTCAGTGCAGTACTTGCAGACAAAGTAGCTAATTTCTTACCAATAGTACCAGCTAATGTGAGTGTACCACCAGTTGTAGCTGTAAAAGTACCAGTCATAGGAGCTACTAAAGTAGATACGATAGTTTCTTTTCTAACAGCAGCAGCTAACTGTGATGTTTGATTTACGAAATCAGGGATAACACGAGTTACAGTAGCTGGGTCAGTAAAAGCACCTTTGAAGTTAAACTTTAAAGAAGGTACTTCGCTGATGTTAGCTGTCAAATCCATCATACCACGACAACCTAACATCTTAACTAACTTATCATTAGCCGCATCATCTGGAGATGATTTGCGAATGTCAATAGAAATTGTAGAGTTACTTGTACTGTTATTATCAACAATAACTGTACCCGCTGGATAAGAACCTACAGCAGCTGTGAATACAGAAACTGCACCACCACAAGCTTGGTAAAGTTCTGAGAAAGGAGCCGCATCAGCAGCTAAAGAGCCACTTAAAGCGCCTAATACTTGTTGTGGTGTATCTAAATTAATATCACCATATTCGTCTTTTAAATAAGTAGTTTCTTCACGGAACAGAGAATCACCGATGAAAGTAATTGCATTAGTTTCGCGTGTGATACCACCGTCAATAGCAGTAGCAGCAACAGCATCAGTACCTACAGGCGCTACATAAGTACCTTCAGTTACTTCTTTAGTTGCTAATAAAGCTATATTCTTTTCATGGAATTTTACATAGGGCATTATTCTGTTACCTCTTTAGTTGCTGTAGAGTCCACTACAGGTTTTTGTTCAATTACTTGTTCTACTTGAACAGCTACTTCATTTTCTAAACCAATCTTAGTATCTGGTTCTTCTTTGTAGTTGCTGCCACCACCATAATAGCCACTAGCCATAATTACCTCATTAATTAAAAAGTTACTTCAAGTGTTGGAAAACCTATTTTCCATCTATCTAACCACCAGAGATTACCGTTAGCTAAACCCATAACACCACCTTGGGAATAAGTAAAACCAGAATGATATTGCTCTAATGGTTCTGGGTTCCAAGTTATTAACTTAGTGTAGATAGTCTTCCAAATAGTAGGTAGGTCTGAACTTTTACAAACTATCTGAATATCAAAACTTTGTACTAAGTTCTCGCCATGAGTGTTAAAGAGTGTATGTTCTATAGGAGCTGATGGATTCTTAGAATCTATACTAGCATAGCCGATATAGATAATGGGTAAATCAACTAATTCCTGTAATTCAGGCTCTCTAACTCTTGCAAGTTCTACCGTGTAATTAGTTTCAGCTTTAAGTTTTGTTATCAGTACTTGAACATCAATCATAAAGCTTCCTTGGAAACAAAAATTACATTTAACTTTGACCAGCCAGTTAAATCTGGGATTGGAGGTCTGTCTAGGCTAAAGGTATATCTATAAGTAGTATCTTCTATGTAAAAAGTCATATCTACTATGAGAGAATTTTCATAACAGTCTAAAGTAGAGACTTGGAAAGCAAACTCCTGTCTTTCTACTTCGTAAAGAGTACTTTCACCTTTATATAAGACTTGTGTTTGAAAACCTGGAATACCATAGATTTCAAAGTTATCAAAATATAACTTAGTACCGCAAATTTCTAAAGTTTCTGCTATGGGTTCTACCATGGTTCTAGGTTCCTTACAACGTGGTCTGCAAAAGTATCTCTAAACTTGATTAAGTAAGGGTCTTTCTCATAAACCGAATTAGCCATTTGAGATAAGCTAGGGCCGAATAGAATACCCATTAAATCACGTTTACCTTTTAAATTAGTAGGACTTGGCTCATCTATCCAAGTATTACTAACATGACGCTTCATTAGGTAAACTTTATTGTCTCTTGGTAATTCACCATAGAAGGCTTTATCTAATGTAGTTGGGCTTCCGTTTCTTTTAACCCTAACAGCTAACTGTTGATTAGGTTTCTTTCTTTTTAATCTACCTTTTATAGCTGGAAATTCTTTATAACCAAATCTATTAGGAGCTAGGAAAGAAGAATTAGCAGGAACTAGAGTTTTAGTTACTGGAAATTCCTGTAATAGAATTGGCATAAAGTTATATTCTAAGCCAAATTCTATAAAGCCGACCCCTCTTTTAAAATCAGAAGTAGTTCGTGAGTTTAAAACAGAGTTCAAACTTCTGCGAGTAGCATAGGTTTTACTTACTCGATTGTTTAATACATTATGTAACTGTAAAGCAGTCGTCCCTATAGCTTTCACTAGCTTTTTCTCGATAGTACCAGAGCTAAGTCTTTCTCTTAGTTCGTCTAGTCCTTCAATAGAAGCTGTAAATGCCATAGGGACTTCCTTATATTACATTACTTTCCAACTGACTGTGGAATTAATCTTGCTGTGCAAGAACAGTGGAGCAGATTGTCCTTGCAACCAAGGAGTACCAAACTCATCCTCTACCCAAGAGTTCCAGAACATTTCACTAGCTACAAAATCAGCAGCACCATGTTGGATAGCACCATAAGCTTGAACACCGAAGTTAGAAGCAGGAACCATAACTACCCAACCATCAGGAATAAACTTAGTTAAAGAACTAGCCGCAGAAGTATTACCTTGATAAGCTGCATTGTATGTCCAGATAGGCACACCAGCGATAGTACCACGCAATTTCAAACCTTCTTTAGATTGTTGTTGTGGTAACAAGTCAACTAAGAAAGAAGAAGTAGTAGTAATCAAAGTGCTGATAACTGTAGAGAAAGAAGCATCTTTCTTAACTTGTTCCCAAGCGTTATCTGACATATAGATTTTGGTAATAGGTTCCCAAGCTGCATCCAACATTTGTTGTAAGTCAGCAATAGGAGATACAGTATTAGTACCGCCAGTAGAACCCCAAGCACGTTTACCGTTGCCACCGTTATCATTAATAACTGGTAAAGTAGAACCAGTAGGTAAAGTAACAGCAGTTGCAGTCAAGTTAGCACGGTTAGCACGACCACCATTTAAAGTAGCTGCATCAGTAGCAATGTTTGGTTCCAAGTCTACTAAAACAGAAGGATGTCTGTCAGAAGTAGCAACATAAGAACCGTAAAGCAAGATTTGAGAAGCAATCCACTCTAACAAACGGTCACGTTTAGCTTTCATAATAACCATGTTATCTTGCAAAGCTTGTGCAATACGACCAGCATTAGAAGTTGGTACAGAAATCTGTTCACCTACTCTACGAGCGCGGATGTTTCTAAAGTCAACTGTAGTTTTATCTTTCCAGTAAGCTGGATAGAATACTTTAGTTTCATAGCCACGAGCTACTGTTGGTTTAGCTTGAACGTCAGGAGCAACAAATACACCGATACGCAAATCAGGAGAAACTTTATCCAAGTTAATGGTTTCAGTTTCAAATGGTTGCATGATACCAAAGTTACTTTGCAATTCAGTTGGTGTAGGGTAGTTACGGTCTTCTAAAGTACCGTAAATTTCATTTAATTCATAAGGTGTAGCAAATCTAGCCATTATACTTCTCCAGTTTCCAAGAATGTTAAGGCAATCATTGAGCCTTCAACTAGTTTTTGTTTCAACAAGTTGGTGTTAGCACCAGCTGGGAAAACTAATTGGTCAGCAAAGAAATCACCTGCAATGTAAACAATACCTGCTTTATCAGCAGCACTAGCATCTACAGCATTTATCAAGATACCAGCTACTTTATTAACACCAGCATGAGCTTTCATTTTACCGGCAGCATCTGATTCTACTAAAGTGTTTGGAGCCAAGTTTTGACCTAAAAGGACAGTACATGGTTTAGTTACTACGTCTGGGTCATTGCCAGCAATAAGTCTTTTAGGTGTATAGGTAAAAGTTTCAGCAGCCATTATTTAACTCCTTTCATTTGTTGAGCAGCAGCAATAATGTCAGACATTGAAAATGCTTGACCATCAATTTCTACTTTATGTTCTTCTTTAGCACCAACTACAGTTTCTTTAGAAACAGAAGCATCAGCACCAGTTGCGGTATCAATTGCAGTAGCAGTACCTACGGCTTCAGCGATAGCAGTAAAAATATCTACAGCATCATCTTTAGCAGTACCAGCAGAAATACGCTTAGTAACTTGCTCAGCAGAAACTTTTAAAGTTTGACCAGCAGCTAAAATGTCTAAACATCTTGCTCTTTCACCTTTAACAGCTTCATTTACAGCGTTAGTAACACTAGCTTGCAGCGTAGCTAACTCCGTATCTTTAGCACTTAGTTGAGCTTTCAACTCTTCTAGTGTCATAACATCACCTCTTTGTGTTAATGAAACATTCAAATTAAGTACTTCATCCATTGAAGTTACGATTCCATCTATTAAACCTAGTTCAAGGGCTTTATTACCTAAGAAAGCATCTGCCTTCATAGAGTTAATACTGTCCAAGGACAAGTTAGGTCTGTTCTTAGCTACTTCGTTGTTAAACATTGTGTCTAACTCTTGTAACATGGCTGTGTATTTGTCAATAACAGCACTAGAAGTAGTTTCGTGCGGGTTATAAAGAGCTTTATCTTCTTTACTACGCAAAATTGTATAACTGTAACCGGCTTTTTCATCTGCTTTAGTTACGTCTACTAGGGACATGATAACCCCAATAGAACCTACAGTTGAGCTTTCAGTAGCATATACTTTCTGTGTGGCAGAGCCGATAGCATAAGCAGCTGAAGTCATAGAACCATCAGTAAAAGCAAAAGTTTCTACACCATAAACCGAAGGTAAGTTACTGATAAAGTCAGTTAGTGCAAATAAGCCGGAAACTTCACCGCCTGGACTATCAATATAGAAACCTACTTTAGTAGCTCCATCATTAATAGCTCTAAGAGTAGAACTTTTAATACCTTCATAGGA